TCCATATTCTTTTACATCATAATACAAAATGATATTTTTTGTGTTCTTACCATTATGCTTACAAATCCATTTTTCAAAAAATCTGAAAAAGTGATTTTTAAAAGTCCGCCAGCTTTTTTGAAAAATGGACATTTTAAAATGTCCAGTTTTCAAAATTTCAAATTACTTTTTACAAGAATTTTTATGGATTCTTAGAAATACATGAATAAAAACCTCAAAATACATATTTTTATGTGAAAATTGAATTGTAAAAATAAAACAAGGATATTATGCAAAAATAGATATTATATTGAAAATGAATACAACTGCTCAACCAAACTCTGAAACACCAGATGCAAAAGGGAAAAGGTGGCTTCATGAAGAGGATGAACAGTTATTATTGTATTTTAAGAATGGAACAAATATGACAGAAATTGCGTATCATCATAAACGTACCGAAGGCGGTATTCGTTCCCGATTGCGTACAATAGCATATGATATGTATTGTAAGGAAATCCCCATGGAAGAAATAACCCAAAAAACGGGTATTTCTTACTCGGATATATTGGATATGGTAGAACGTAAGAAAACGAATGTTGAAAAAAAGAAAGTAGTCAATAAATCACCGCCACCCTCTACAAACGGTGATTCCGAAACCACTAATGTAAACGAACCAACCCTACAACAAATTCATACTGAAGTACAAACCATGAAAACCGAAATGAGAGAACTAAAAAACAATATCAAAGAATTGGTGGAACTGTTGCAAGCGGTTTACGAATTTGGTGAAGAATAAAACAAAAATGATATAAAGTTTTTGTAATGGTGTTTGTATATCTTAGACATGACCCAATCATTGTATGATGTGTTAGATGTACCCAAAGATGCCCCCGAATCGGATATTAAAAAAGCTTATCGTAGATTGTCTTTACAATACCATCCTGATAGAAACAGCGACCCAGAAGCAGAAAACCGGTTCAAGGAAATCAATGAAGCACATGAGATTTTGAGTGATAGCAACAAGCGAGAACAGTATGATATGGAGTCGAGTGGTCATCCTTTTTTTGGTGGAGGAGGAGGACCTCCTGGGGCTGAATTTCATGATATGAATGACCTTTTGAGGCAAATGTTTGGAGGTGGTGGTGGACCACCTGGTGGTGTAAGTTTTGGCGGCATTCCCGGAGCATCAGATTTTAATATCTTTTTTGGTGGTCCTATGGGTGGTCCTATGGGTGGTCCTCCGGGGTTTGGTGGCCCGATGGGTGGACATCCTTTTTTCCAACAAATGTCCAAACCCCCACCCATCATAAAGAATTTGAAATTGACATTAGAACAGGTCTTTTTTGGAGGAAATTTCAATATTGAATTCGAGAAGTGGAATGTGACGAATAATATCAAGATTTCGGAGATAAATACGATCAATGTAACTATACCACCAGGTATTGATGAATCCGAAGTCATTGTTCTGCGCGACATGGGTAATTCAATTGAGAATCAAATCAGGGGCGATGTGAAGATTTGTATTCAGATTGAAAATAACACAGAATTTCAACGTAATGGTGTCGATTTAACATGTAAGCACACACTAACGTTGAAGGAGGCTTTGTGTGGATTTAAATTTGAATTGAAGCATTTGAATGGAAAGAAGCTGGCATTCAACAATCTAACAAATATGAATGTGATTAAACCCAATTACAAGAAAGTGATTCCAAATTTAGGCATGAATAAAAATGGGAAAATAGGTAACTTGATTATTGAATTCGAGGTTTCTTTTCCGGATGTTTTAGACGAAGGTCAAATACAACAATTGTCGATGATTCTTTGAACAAATTCAGGAGAAGTTTAGGAAGTTTATATGCGTATTTTTAATGGAAAAAACCACAAACATATATTATATAAATTCTTATATATCATTATCATAAAATGAGTAAAATGGTTGAACAAAGTGCGCAAAAAACGACGGTAAATCCTGTAGGTGGTTCGGCACCTGCTCCAACAGATGCGAATACTCAGGACGGCTACCGACTCCCAGACACGGCGACATTGATCCACGCTTCTAAATTAGCGATCATGGAAGATAAACCCATTCTTTTAGATTATTGGACCCCATCTTTAGATAAAACAGTGTTGATTGGCGTGAAAGAGGGTGAGAGTCCTGAAAAATTGCTTGTGAAAAGCGAGGAAGAGTATACGAGCCCTATTTCCAAAATTTACGGCGCGGGCAAAGAATACATTATCATTACCGAGAACTCTATTTATTTGGTCGATAAGGGCATTCCTACCAAGCGAATTTCGGCATAATTATATGGAACCAAGGTTTCCTGAAAAATTGAAATAAATTATTGTGATATGTATAATTCTTATCACAATAATAATGACTACGACCGAAGATATTTTCTGGTGTGGTAGGGAATCGAACGAATGTCTAATGATGTTCATGATGTTATATTTATTTTTGTTCATGGGGTTTACCATTGAAAATAATGGACATTTCATAACATTCCAACCATTACAAAGATAAAACAAAAAAAGGATTTTTGTAGTTTTGTAGTTTTGTATTTTTTAGTCGACAATATCGTATATTTTAATTACACCATTTTCAATACTATGCATCCCCATTATTTTTTGTTTTCCATCACTCGCAAATTCGTATTTGAATGTTCCTTCCGTCAAGTTGATTTGAGTTATTTTGGCTACTCCACAAGTATCACCAATCACATTGATAAAATAATACGAACCTTCTTGAATCGCACCAAAGTTTTTGATTGGTGTATATGTAATATACCGAACCCAAGCAGGAATTTCGTTCATTATGAATGTATAATATTTTGTAGTGGGATATATGTACATATAATCTAAATAAATCAATTTTTTTGTTTGCGGTTTTCGTCATATACAGAAATCGGAACCATAAGCATATCGGGCGTTATTTGTGTAGTAGTATAGAATCTTAATTTACCTTCGTCAAAAATATGAAATGAGTAAATTTTGTTGCTACGATCATCATATCCCTTATCAACAAGCTGGGTTTTTTCAGGGATATTTATTTTTTTCATTTTGTTTTTATGGAGAGCATTTATTCCCAACAAGTCTTTTCGTAAAATAATAATGTGATTATCGGACATCTATCTTTCTATATAGAGACCGAAATAAATTTTTTTTTCAATTTTATTTGCTTGTTTTTAATAACGGGGTCTTCACTCATAATCGCAATATGTTGATATTCTTCATTAAATAATTTTCGAATGAACTTGTAAATAAATACAAGAACTGGTTCAGAGCAATTGCCCACAATGAGACAACTACCAGTACGAAATATCATGAACGAGACCTCTGTATATTTTTTGTTTTCAATCAATTCACTCATCTTCATCCCCCGATCTTCCTGTAAAATCATCCCATTTTGAGAACCGTCATCGACAAACCCAATATCATTGTTAAAATAAAATTTACATTTGACGCCCGGATAACTACATGGGTCGTATGCGGCTTCAATCCCGTATTTATCACTTTTAAGCAAAGCGTGCAACCGCTCGCGATGAATGAAATACCCGCAATTGAAATTGGAATTGATGAGTACATTTTCATTTCCCTTGTTCTCTACGTATTCCAATGGTGTCTCTAAAAATGGTTGTATCAATGATAAAATCATGGGTTTAATGGTTTCCAAAATATGGACGTTTAACACCCCGGGGATTTCCATCTTCCCCGTATTGAATATTTTCACATGTATTTCTTTAAAGTTACCTTCATAAATCATGCGCACAATGATAGCGAAACAATTGTAAAACGCATTTTTCTGTTTGATGCGTGTATTGATAATGTCTTTTTTCGAAATACCAATGGTGATTTTTCGTTCGTCTTTGAATTTGATCCGACGGGCAGTCGGATTATTAATTTGTTTAATAATATGTTCATTGTAACAATATTCACGCACCATTTTTTGTCGAGTTTCTTCGTATTCTTCGGGAGTTTTAGATACAATTTTCATTTGTTTTTTAATAACACCTGTTTGTGGTTTCCAATATTCCAAAATAGGAATGTTCCAAAATATGCGGGATATGTCAATTTCCTGATTAAGGAAGAGAACCTTGGTTTTCGTAGAGATATAGAGTTCATCACATGTCGGGGTAATAATATTAGGAACGAATGCGTCATAAGTGTTTGGTCCCAGTCTATCCATAGATACACATGAATCAACAGATGAATCTTCGGCTATTTCTTCCAGTAAATGCGTGTATATGCCCTCTTCTTTGAGAGGCACCATACGTTCTTGTACTGAAGTTATGTTAGAGGTAGGTGTTTCAACATTACATGACAAGGTTGTTCTTAGGGTTTGTACAAACCTATTGGCGTTTTTTTCTATGGGTGAATCCTTATGTAAATACTCCCTACCTGTATGGACGGAAATGCCATTCTTCATACTAGATATTGGTTCGGACCGATCTTGGTTCCAACCTAACTCATCGCTGCGCAATGGTAGCTTAGCTTCTGCGAAGCTAGGAGGAGTTTGAACAACAAACACCGTTTTTTGTTCCGTGGGTTCCTTTAGCTTAGATGTTGTCTTTTTAATTCTAAGTGAAACCGCCGCATTTTGATATTGACTAGACACAAATTGTGACCATTCATCGTCCAGAGAACGAAGCTTTGAGTAGTTTAATTCCATAATATTTTTATTCAATATAAAGAATCACTATTTCTTTAAATCGATTCAATTTTAGATTCAAACACAAGTAGAATAAAAATTTAGGAAGAATAAAATGTATTTGTTATAAGTATACGGTTTTCTTTGTGTAATGGAAACATGTTATACTATGGATGTAGTGCGGGATAAAAATGCGGGGTACCAATTTTCAAACCAGAGAACCGGATGTTATCTAGGCCTCGTACCCGCACGCCCATCAAACGACGAAGTTCGAAGACCGGAGGAGGTTGAGAACCAAACGACGCAGAAAGAAAAGCTTCCATTGTCGTTAGTTATTGGGCTCCTAGAGAGCCCTGAACAAAATACCTCATACTTGTCGAAGAAGGAAAATAACAAATATTTACCAAGAAAATCAAAATTAATTGTAGATAGAAACACAATACAAATAGACTCGCCCAGGAAAACAAATTGTGAATTGGAATCCAATACATTTTTGCCACCATTTTTTGTAGGTTCTCCCGAAGATTCATTCATGAGTCATTTGGAAATGCGTATTGACAGTTATTGAAACAAAAAGAGTAGACGAAGTCTGAGCTTTTTGCGACGGATTCTGAAACTTCGAAGGACGAATTATGGAGAAGTTTATCCCATTGTTCCAGCGGTATCACAAAAATAATTGAGCATAACTTCGGCTTTTACATCGGTGTTATGTAATATTTCTTCCATGATTTCGAACAACTTACTCGTGTAGGGTTTTTCTCGTAGAACAAAATGAAAATATTTCAGGAGAATGGATTTTTTATCAATATTGTATTGTTCACTGATATCACAAATGTATTTTTTGAGGTTTTTGGCATCTGTTGTAATTACTGTATGAATGTTCTCCAAAAGTCCGTGATGTACGATTTTCTTTTCCCATTCCATAAAATTCATGTTTTGGTTGAGTTGAATAAAGTTGATCATGCTGCGAATATCGGATTGGAACATACTTTGAATTGTCTCTATGGACTCTTCGTTCATATTAAGTCCCTCGTTCTCCGTAATGTTACGTATGAAGCGGTAAATATCTTGTTTAGGTAATTGATTGAATCGGACACAAATGAATTCGTTTTGGAGGGATTCTTCGATTTTACTAATGTAATTACAAATGAGGCAAAATCGGACATTATGAGAACAAGTTTGTAGTAGGTATTTGAGGGCATGCTGCGCATTTTTAGTCATGTAATCCACCTCGTCCAAAATCACAAATTTCATGCCGACATCAAACATATTTTTCGAGCGAATAAACTGATAAATTTGGTTACGTATGATGTCAATTCCGCGTTCATCCGAGGCGTTTAGATGGATGACCAAATTCTTGTTGATTTTGTAATAGGTAGATTGGTATTCGTTAATCAAATTCATGATGGTGGTTGTTTTTCCAGTACCGGGAGAACCATAGAAAAGCAAATTGGGGAAATAGTTTTTGGATAAGATGTTTTTAAACAGCTGTTGGTTCATGGGGTCAAGTACAATGTTGTCAAATTGAACGGGGCGATATTTTTCTACCCAGGGGATAGTGGACGTATTTTTATGTTCCATGTTCTCCTAATAAGTATCATCTCTAGTTGGATTTATTTTGTTTTTACGGGGATATAATATAATATTTCACGAAGACATGAAGAGAACCATGTATTTTTTTTGGCATGAAGATGTGGAAAAAGCGCCAATTATTGTACAAAAATGTTTGGAATCGTGGAAATACTACAATCCAACGTGGAACATTGTGATCATGGATCTGACTAATTATTCGAATTATATAGATGTTATCCACATGGATAACATAGAAATTACAAAATTTACGGATGTATTGCGGTTGTTTTTGTTGGAAAGAAACGGCGGATTGTGGGCAGACGCAACATGTTTTTGTAATTGCCCACTGGACGATTGGTTGCCTAATCATATTTCACAAGGATTTTTCGTATTTGACAATTTGACGCGATTAGGAAAGAAATCGTCAAATTGGTTAATGTATTCGGAACCCAATCATTACATGATTCGTATGTGGAAAAATGCCATGTTGAGAACATACAAAGAAAATCCCGTACGATTTCACGAAACATATTTTATGATGCATAATTTGTTTGACGAATTATGCGAGACAAACCGTATATTTGCGGAAATTTTCGAGAACATCCCCAAAACAGGGCAAAATGATCACAACATGTATTTTGATTTACAACAAAAAGGGAATTTGTTTGTAAAAAATAATGGGTTTCTGGAACCACTGACTTCGAATGTACGCGATATGATTGTGAATAAAGAAAAATATTTGTTCAAATTATCTCATAAATGTGATTATGTATTGTATCCGCAATCGATTTTGGCATTTTTATTTTCCACGATTGAACTAAATAACGGAGTTGTGTAAGAATAAATGAAAACGATTTAGAAATTTTTTGAATTTATTTACATAAAAAACAAAAATGCCACGAAAGGTTTTAAAAAAAAAAGAGGATATCGAAGAACCAGATGTAAACACTACCAAAAAGAGAGCCAGTAAAAAGAAGATAACAGAAAAACCTGTCATCGAAAATCCTCAGGTAGCGGACCTACCTATTGCAACATTCAGTCCAATAGCACCATCACCAGTACCATCAACTGAAAACATTCAAATAAATATTGTGGAAAATACAATAACGTGCCCGCCTCCTAGACCCAACATCCCACCCCCATCTGAACCGGAAATTACCGAATCAATTGTAGTATTGAACAACGAAAAAACACAATCCATTGCCACGTTTAGTCCTATCCCCATTTTTACGTCGACCAACCCCTTTGAGGACGACCCGTCGAAGAAAAAGGGTCGGAAACCCAAAGGTGGTAAAATCGTTATCAAAAACAAGGAATATGAAAAATCCTTGGCACAGGTATCCAACGTGATCTTACATTTAAAATGTTCGATGACAGATTTGCGCGATTACAACATGAAAATCAGCAAAATGGTCACAAATGAACTGACATATGATCCTAATGTGCCTCCAGAAATCCAGACATACAATAGTGACTTGAATGCCGACAAATTCAGCAATTATGGTGAGACAATTCATTCTTCTGGTGATTCTCATAATGGATATGCGAATAATAACAATAATAACGATGCTGCCGCTCAGGGAATGAAATATGCTTATTTGGACCCTAATACTCCAATGAATCATAAAAACCCAGCGCAATCCCTACAATCAAATTTATGTAGGACATGCAATGCGTCGATGGCGGAGGAAGCAAATCCGGATGAGGAAAACGATGTAAATATGAAGGACATAAATCATAAACTCAAGCATTTGAAGATTAATTTGTATAAGAACACACTTCAGGACAAAAAGTCGGCGTGTTTTTGGTGTACGTACGATTACGACAATCAGCCGTGTTATATACCCAAGTATGAAATGGATGAAAAAGTCTATGGTTATGGGTCGTTTTGTCGTCCCGAGTGCGCAGTTGCTTATTTAATGAAGGAGAATTTGGACGATAGTACGAAATTTGAACGTTATCATTTGTTGAATAATTTGTATGGAAAAGTCTATGATTTCAAGAAGAACATTAAGCCAGCGCCGAACCCGTATTATTTGTTGGAGAAATTTTTCGGGAATTTGACGATTCAGGAATATAGGAAATTGCTGAAGACGGAGCATTTGTTGACGGTGATTGAGAAGCCGCTGAGTCGCACGTTGCCAGAATTGTTTGAGGATAATGATAATTTTTTGTTGGGTATTTACGGGGGAAGTACGAAGCCGAGTGGAAACAATGGTAATGTGTTTAAAGTGAAACGGCAGTCGGACAAGACACCGGTACAAAGTAAAACATCGATTATGAAAGAGAAATTTGGAATAGTGTAAATATCAAAAAACTTAGAAACAATCCAATAGTATAAGTATACGACGATGATAACGATTCATTTAATGGGAGGACTGGGAAACCAATTGTTTCAACTTGCCACCACATTAGCTTATGCCATACGTAACCGCATTACCCCCATATTCCCCTATTCAGATACACTGACAACGGGTATGGAACGTCCCACGTATTGGAATTCACTTTTAAAAAACATGAACAAATTCACCACCTCAGAAAATCCACAATTCGACAATCAAACCTTGTTTCAATTCCCGAAATATCATGAACCGGAATTCCGGTATCGACCTTTGCCCAACCAACTCGAAAATCATATGTTGGTCGGTTATTTTCAAAGTTACCAATATTTCGACGATCTAAGACACAAAATTCTCGATATTATGGGAATCAAGCAAATGCGCACACAAATTAGGCAAGATTACTCAGAAACACTCATGATTACTGAAAACAATAAATTCCCTGACATCATCAGCGTTCATTTCCGCATGGGCGACTACAAAACCAAACAAGACTGTCATCCCGTCCTGCCGTATGAATATTATGACCGAGCCTTTCAAACTTTCTCCCCCGAATTCTTGGGAAAGATGCATGTACTGTATTTTTGTGAAGAGGAAGACAAAGACGCTGCTGATCATATCATGGAACGTCTTCAAGACAAATACTTTTTACAGAATGTTGAACGAGTGGATCATACCATCGCAGATTGGAAACAGATGCTTATCATGAGTTTATGTCGTATAAACATTATTGCGAATAGCTCGTTTAGTTGGTGGGCCGCATATATCAATGATCATCCCCTCAAAACGGTGATATATCCGAGTATGTGGTTCGGTCCCACATTACAACATATGGATGTGTCGGACATGTGTCCCAATAACAGTGATTGGATAAAAATATGACCTTATTAGTGTAGACATTTTCCTACAAAAATTGATTCTCGTAATTGAAATTATATTTTTAATACCATATTAAAGATATAAGTGTATTATTTACCAACATGGAATCTGCGCAAATGAATGCTTGCCAGGAGAATTACGATTTTATTCAGAATTTACCCTTAGTGGTAAAGTTAAGAAATAAAAATAAAAAATTGAAGGACAAGGTCAAGGAGATGAAAATCATGTTGGCATTTGCCAAAGATAGTATGGAAAACGCTCAGAAAATGGCCCAAATGGCACATGAACAAATGAAGTGGATGAATAACAATAACAAAGAAAGAGGATCGGATATGTATGATAAGGAGGTAAAAATCAAAGTAGAAAAAGTGAATCCTCCTGAGGTGATCAACATTGATGAAGACGATGAAGATGATGTAGTTGTCATCGTGGATGAAAATGAAGAGAACAAAGAAAATATTGTGTATGAAATTATAGAAAATGATATTGTTCATGTTGTGGAAGACGAAGAAGATGAGGAAGAAGATGAGGAAGAAGCAGCAGAAGAAGAAGCAGAAGAAGAAGCAGCAGAAGAAGAAGCAGAAGAAGAAGCAGAAGAAGAAGCAGCAGAAGAAGAAGCAGAAGAAGAAGCAGCAGAAGAGGAAGCTGAAGAGGAAGCTGAAGAGGAAGCTGAAGAGGAAGCTGAAGAGGAAGCTGAAGAGGAAGCTGAAGAGGAAGAAGAA